CCCCATGCACTATCATCCATTACCAATGTAAACGATCCATTGGTATAGTTGATATTGGTAATTGTGAGTGAAATAGGTGTGGGAGTTGGTGTGTAATCGCCAATGGTAAACGTCAAACCATTTCTGGTGTCAATCACATTGGTCAAAACTCTGCGAATGATCTGGGCATCAATAGTGGCCCCAGTCAATGGCAAAACACCAGCATCATTGGTAATGAAAAGATTCCAAAATGCTTTTTGATTCCAGACCAACTCGCCTGAAAGAATTTGATTATCAAAGCCCGATATTTGGGCTAATGAATTTTTGTTAAATACTGCCATTACATTCCCTTACTAGGTAGTGACGCTGCCAATGTACTCACTGGCCCCGAATGTTTTGTATTATTTTTTGTTGATTCTAATGACTATTTTATCAACAATCAACTGCTCCAGCCATTTCTGGCAATGCTTTTAATGCAGTATAGGCTTGAGGCACAATATTTTGAGTCATATCTGGGGAAAACACCAAATTAAATGTCACCAATGGCTTTTGATTGGCCTCTCGATTGGCTTGAGCAAAATACACTTGAGCCGTTGCCGTTGCCGTTGGAATGGTCACACTTGGCACAACTGGTGGAAATTTTGTATAGTTTATATTTCCAATCACAATATAAGCATTTGGGCAGACCACGCCTTGGTCTGTGGTGTAATTTTTAGTAATTGCCATGATTTTCCTCAAGTGTAATAGGGTAAATAATAAGTGCCACCAGCATAACTGACTTGAATAAATCCAGTTAATACTTGACTACCAATTCCAACAAAACCAGTTACTGAAATTCCATTCCAGTTTTGAGCATTTAAATTGGTAACCAATGTACTGTTGTTAATTGTCATTTGACCTGACAATTCCAAACCATATCCAGTTAAAGATACTGCTTGGATTGCTGGTCCTGATACTGTACCAACATTAATTCCAGTACCACTTGATCCACCAATATTTAATCCAACTCCTGATCCTGTGACGTTTATTAAAACGCCATTTCCTCCTGAATAATTATAAAAATTTGCAACATATGAATAGGGGTTTGAACTTTCACCATAAATGGCATATGAATTTGACCATGTTGTTCCTGTGTCAAATCCAAATAATCCAGCTTGACCATTACCATTGGCCTCTCCATATACACCAAATTTTTGAGCATGAGTTGTATTGGCCACAATAGCTGCATATCCACCAGATGCACTATTGGCTCCATTGAATACCGCTTGCCCAGTAATATTGATGTTTGAGCCACCATTGATGTTTAAATTTGTTCCGTCAAACACCAAATTATTGGATGATGTTCCAATGCCAAACACGCCAGATGCATAAATGACCGCACCAGAGCCAGTCAATGTGCTGCCACTGACTGCAGCCGTGTTGGCTTGCAATGTGCCAGATACAGTCAAGCTGCCAGTGTTTGTTGACACTGCTGACAATGCACCAACTTTCAAACTGGAAATATATGGTGTGGACCATGTGGTATTGCCAGTTGATGGATCATAAATACCATCAGCCTGGTACAGTGAATTTGTGCTGGATGGGCTTGGATCACTTCCAGACCATGTGGCTGCAAATCCCCATGTGGTTGTTGATTGTGAGCTGGTTGGATAAGATGTGCTGCCACTGGTTGTGATATTGCCAGATGTTGGAGTTGGATTGCTGGCCACTCGAGCATAAGTCACTCTGGCTGATGTGCCATTGGCTCCAGCATATCCAGCAGTGACAATGCTGGCCGTTCCCCAATTGATTGATGTGGTAGTTGCCGTTGCTGAATCAGTCAATGGCACTGTGGCAGCATAAAGCGTATATCCAGCCGATGGTGATGTTGTAATGGTTGTGGCCCATCCTGTTGGTGCAGTATAGGCACCAGTTGACCATGTATATGTTGATGTGCCTGAAATACTAGGTGTGGACAATGCCCATTGATAAACTGTGGGTCTTGCCGTTTGAACACCACTTACCGCAGTACCATTTTGGCCAGCAACATATGTTGAAAATCCACTGGACCAACTGACTGAAGTTGTCGTTGCCGTTGCCACATCAGTGACTTGAATCGATGCTACCCAAAGTGAAAGACCAGATGTGCCAGGATTTGTTGGCACTGTGGTTTGCCATCCATTGCCACCTGTATAGCTTGAATTAGCTCCTGTAGCCCATGTATAAGTTGATGTTCCTGATGGATTGCCTGGTGTTGTTGATGTCCATTGATATAAAAATGCAGTGGCATATTTATTGGCTGGAACTCCAGAAATTCCTGAAAACCCACTGTATCCACTAGTCCCAGACAATCCTGATGCCCCAGATAATCCTGATGCCCCAGATAATCCTGATGCCCCAGACAATCCTGATGCCCCAGACAATCCTGATGCCCCAGACAATCCAGACAAACCACTGAAACCAGAGTACCCTGATGCTCCAGATGCACCACTAGCCCCTGACAAACCTGTTGGTGCCCAAACAAATCCAGCACTTATTGGACTCAGTGCTGACAAACTTGTGCCACTGCCAACTGTGTATGCAAAATAATAAGTACCAGCTGGCAAAACCACATCCACAAACGTATAGTATGAATTGTTTGAAACTGGCAAACTATTTGCCGTTTGAACATTAGCCCAAACCTTCCAATCTGATCCTGATGGTGTGGCCACTGTTGTATAGTACAAAGTGCCATTTGTAACTCGACCAGTTACTGGAATAAATACTTGCACATTAAAATATGGAATATTTGCCGCTTCAAAATGGGCCGTCACTGTTGGTGCAGTTAATGAACTGAAAAATGTAGGTGCAGCAATTCCACTGTGGCTTGTTGGTGCATATGCAGTGATGCTTGATGTTGCATAAACATTGGGATCATATTGCATCATTTGAAATGATGCCCCAAGTGATCCATCAGGCAGCGATACTTCCTTGACTTGCATCACTCTGAATTGTTGATTTGTCCAGCCATAGTAACTGTTGGTCACTGTTACCACATCACCAGCATTGACTTGAATGCCAGTGTAATTGGTGGAAAAACTGACAATCAAATCAAGCCTGTTTTGCTCGAGCACTCGATTGGCCAAATATTGAGCCGTGACGCTGCTATTGATCAAATCATATGAAATGGTGAATTTGTTGACTGGCTCATTTGGCAGCAACAATCCTGATGGAGTTTGCAGATTTACATAACCTGGTTGATCTCGATTGCCAGAATCAATGAATCTGGCCTCGATCTGGTTGACCATTTGAGTCAAATCCAACTCACTGACTGTGATGTCTGAAATGATATTTGAATCATCAAATGAAAATGTCGGTGAAATGGCTTTGTTAACAACCACAGTCCAAAGTCCTGTGGCCACTTGATAAGACTGCCATGAATCGCAGCAATTCATCATCAAATCAATGTTTGACAATGCAGTCTGACCAGTGTCCAAAACACCATTGAATCTGTATCTTGCAATCGATGCTGATCCTCCACCAGCTGGTGTGTAAGTAATCAATTCATCAGAATATGCATTCAATGCAGTGGCTGATGCAAAGCTGACAAATTGACTTGAAACTGCTGCACCATAAACTGTGTTGGTCATGTAGTCATACCAAACGTCACCAGGTTTGGCACATCCAGTGCCATTCAAATAATGGCTTACATGGAATGTGACTGGCTGCAGCGCAGTTGTTCCAAGTGAATTTGCGTTATAAACCAGCTGCACAATTGCAAATGCAGTGCCGTTCATTTGTCGGCCACTGCTAACCCATTCCTGCCCTGATGGAATGCCATTGGCCGTACTCATCACCGCTGATGGCTGATTTGATGTGTTGATGGGTGTGATCGTTCCAGTTTGTGATGATGTGTACAAACTGATGTACAAGTGACCGTTGATCGATGTGTCCACATTGCCAGCTTGGTCTGTTAAACTGACAACTTTTGTCAAATCAGTGGTGTCAAATGTGATGATCTGATCTTGATAATAAAATTTGCTGGTGTCAAATGAAAACTGGCCATTTGGACTGATGCAGCTGATCACCATCACATAATACATTGACTTTTGATCTGTGGTCAGCACCGCATCACAAAATCGGCCACCAGTGTATGCATCACCATATACCAATGGAATGCCAGCCGTTGGATCAGGTGGCACTTGCTGCCTAATGTTATTTTGCTGGGATTGTGGAATATTGGGGGCAAAAAGCCTCGATGCCACAATCGAAACTGCAAACGTGACCGCCATTTGCATGGCTCCAGCATATGTCAAAAACTCCAATTCATATGCACCAGTGACAATCGCTGCTGCCGTGAAGATAAAACTCAGTAATGATGACATTTTAAAACCTTAATTGTTTTGAGTTGATCCAAATGTCACCAATGGCACTGGATTGCTCGATGTCGATCCAATCACTTTGGATGCACTGCCATTTGTTGGCTGAGTACCAAAATTGAAATAAGTGGATGCAATAACTGGCACTCGATCCATGCTTGTATCATTAGGGTATAAAAACCTCCAATTTGATGGATTGGTTTTAATTCCAGCAATCCTCGAGTCCAGCACCAATCGCATCGATGCTGATGAAATCACGCACGTTGCCACTCGAGTCCTGGCTCTTTGATCAAATTTTTCTGAAATGGCAATGTTGTTGATAATGCCT